TCCTATGAAGATGCCGGGACGTTGGCAAGGTCTGTCACGACAGAGGAAGGACGTTCATTTGCAGAGCGTCAGCAACGACGTTTTGGAACCGGGCAAAGGGTCGTAGACGCCAAAAATTTAGAAGGTGCCGGACGTAGTCCGACCACAGGCCGCATTCAAACCATTCTTGTAAAGGGTAAACCTACTCAATTCGAGAAAGATGCCAGTGGGCAGTGGCGCGTGACGCGCTCTGTGACAGGAGAAGGCGTTGATCGAAAAACAGAGAGTGTCGATCCGGCAAGATACATAGGTCGAGCAGAAGCAGTAAACGTTGCCAAAGAGAGGGGAATTATTCTTCGCAGGTATCAGGAGGATGCCGGTGGTGAGATCGCAAGAATTAAGAAAACTATACGTGCGGAAAACAAAGCAAACAAAGTCAGGATGGGAAAAGCCGAGCTTAATGCTGAAGCCCAACGCCGCTTTGATGAGGACATCAAAACACTCGAACAATCTCAGACGATTATTCGGTATTCGGCAGACGAAGGTGAGCGCCTTATTAACAAGGGTGGCGGACCTGTAACGATTGCAAAACGCGGACAGGACGCATTTTGGGACAGTATGCAAAACCGGGCTTTTGCTTCAGAGGAAGCAGCGCTGGCAGCCCGTGGCTATGGGCATCGTGTGGACAAAAAAGAGCCAACTCCAGAACCAAGTAGATCGCCAACGACAGACGAAGTTCGCTCGATCATCGAGAAACATCAAAACGATCCAGTCAAAATGCTGGAGGAAATTGAAAAGTTAAAGGCGCCCCAAAGGGCGGCACCCGCCGAACCAGACGTAACACCATCAGGCGCGTCTGGTGAAAAGATTGCCGCTGCAAAATTTATTGATCCTGAAACCGGGGATACGACTTACCGCATGATGGGCAAAAGTCAGGCTGATAAAGGACACACGGTCAAAAAAATTATCGGGCAACAAGGCGGACCCAAAGGAGACATTAAAAACTGGGAGGTTCGTTATGTTCCCCGTGAAACGCCTCAAAGAGAAAAAGCAATTCAAAATGCGTTTGAAGAAGCGGACGCAATGCCGGAAGGGGCCGATCCTGACGCTGCACCAATTGGGCCATACGGAAATGTTTCCGGCTATGGTGAGCCTATCGATCTTACGACCGATCAAGCAGACAAAATTAAGGTTGCCGACATAAACGAGCAAGAGGCAACATTACTCAATAACGTCGCAAGACGTGCAGGTATTAACTTAAAAGTTCCTTTTGATGCCGCAGACGTTACTCCCCCTTCTTATAGATACTTTAAATCTTTAGCCTCTAAACTAGAAAGCGCGCAATGGCCAGCCTATGACGATATGGGTGAGCATATTGAAGCCATCACACTTATTTACAACAGAATGGCGCAGGCTGCGCCTCAAGGCGATTTGTTGCCCGTTGCTGACCGCTTCGATGCCGTGGAAAAAATCGGTCGGATTTTTGAAAGAAGTGATCCAGAAACAGCAGCCGAAGCGCGTTCCTTTATTAGTCGGTTAGGCGGCAACAAGTCATACGGCCCCATCCTAAAAGAAGGAAACGATTGGCACTACGCTAGGAATACAAGCCTAAATACTAAATCTGAAGTCAGTATAGGCGGACCCGATAGACCCGTTGGTGGGCGACCACATTTGGCAAATATGTACCACGAAGTTGGGCATTGGGCTTACGAAAACATTCTGACACCACAAGATCGTCTTGAGTTTTGGGATGCGATGCAGCGCCAGTATTACACTGATGGCCTTGATATTGACGCAATTCAAAATCGAACAATACCACTTAACACCTCAAGAGGGTCTTTAGGGTACGGCCTTGTTAGCCCCCAAGAATATTTCGCCGATCAGTTTTCTGCATGGACGATGCAGGGAACTTCTAACGGTGTATGGAAAACCCCCGGCTACTGGGAAAAAGTCCGAGGATATGTACAAGCAATTTTTGACCGATACTTTGCGAAGTCCACGATTGATCCAGAATTAGAGCCATTATTCGCAAAAATACTTCCCGAAAACGAACGAATGAAATTCAAGCATGGGTTCGGCGATCCGCAAACAGATGCCGGTAAAATGCATAAGTTTCATTTCGACCAATTGGAACTCTTGGAAGGTCAAATACAAAAAGCATTTCGGGCAGATAGTGCCGACTGGGCTTTTGACGCTGCTTCCATGATGCGCGACTGGCTAGCGGGACGGTTTGCGTACAACAAGGATGATCCGGCATTCAAGCACGGTCGGAATTTTTATAAGGGAATAAAACCGGGCCATTGGAAAATCCTTCGCCATCGGTTGCTCGATCTAAATCAAATCCTATCCCATAGCCCAATAGATAGCAGGGATGCCCAAAGATTTGTCAATGAGGGGATTGTACCCGAACAATATGAGGGCAACACAAACGCCTGGATGGGCGATGTTCTTGGCGATGACGCTATTTCAAGAGAGGTTCGCGAAGAATTTGCAGATTTAAACAATATGTATACGACAGGTGCGATGAACGACTGGGACACTGTCGTTTCTACAACAGATCGGGATCGCGTTTATCCGCTATTAGCAGAGCTATACGATGGTGCATGGAAGCCTCCGACAGGAAACGTTAAGGAAAAATCAATCGAGGCTGGCTACACCAACCTGTCTCATGCTTTTAAAATTCTTCGTGAGGATATTAATGCCTCTTACCACTTGGCCGAAGGAACTCCTTTACAGGAAATCCCTGACAGCATCGCTAGAAATCAGGTTCGCGTCCGACAAAGAGGCATCGGCAAGCCCAAAAAGTTGAGTAGCCAACAGAGGCAACGAAAGTCTGGCGCCAAACGGGCCGCCGAAAACGCGACAACGCCTAGACGAAAACGCCAAACAAGACAGCTTAATACACCTGATGTCGATGAAACTACGGCAGCTTCAGTACGAGGCATGTCACAGGAACAGTTGGCAGACGAGTTTGTAAAGCACGAAGGGACGCCACGCGGCGACCAAATCGGCGCTGTTCTTTACGAGAAGATGAAAACTTACCCGGTTTTGGAGCAGACAATTCCAGTGCCAAAGCGGGTTATGTCTGCACGTGTCGAGGAACTCAAGACTTTATATATGGAGGCGTGGAAAACCGGCGACTTTGAACTTGAAGAACAAGTTGCTTATGAGGTCAGTCGGCGCATTCACAACAAGAAAAATAAAGACCAAAAAATATCGTCTGTCGTACTGAAACTTAGCGAAACAGACGTCGCTCGCGCTATCGATAACGAGATCGAGGCAAACGTTGGCGTTAGTTACGATGAAGGTATTCCGGCACAAGCCCCGGCAAGGATAAAATCCTTTATTGCTCCAATCACACACCGCGATCCCGAAATTCAGACGACAGCAAGAACTATGCTTTATCGCATGTTAAACCTTGCCGGTAATGCGACTGACAAAATGGACGAAGTTAATGTGCTAACCGTCGATCAGGTGGCACGTCTGGCCAACACGCGCCCGGAGGGGTCTCCCAATGCGGTGTTTTCCGATTTCCGAGGAGAGAACTACAGCAAGTTGCGAAGCGACCTAAGACGTATGGCAGTTGGCCTTAACAAAGGAGAGGTCACACCAATCGAGGTGATGCACGAAGTCTCCCATGCAGTGCTTCGCTCTGCTGGCTTCCCCGAAGCTGAAAGAAAATCCATCGTCGATGCCTTTGATGTTGCAGACGGTCTGTTGAAGGAGAGGGCTTTTGCAAGAGCCCGCAAGAACTATCCCGGTGAAAACGATGCTCAGATTAAAGAGATCGCTGCGGAAGAATGGTTCGTTGAAGGGTTCTCACAGTACCTTGCAAAACGGGTAAGCAAAAATGACGCGTTCAAGATGTCTGAACAAGGAGAGATAGAAGGCATTAAATTGCGCGGCAGCTTGGATCGTGCAATCGACCGGCTTGTTGAATATGTGGTGTATGTCACAAACGGACTAATTGGCCGGAATGATGTGAAGCAGACATACAGACGGATGATGTTTTATGGGGATGTTTTTGAAAAACCCACCAACCCAATCCTCGATCTCTACAGAAACAGTGTAGGTGTACCTCGAACCGACGCGGCAAAATATTCAAACGCCGTTCTAAGGTATTCGCCGGAAAACAGAAGACAATCCAGAAAGCGATTTGTAGATACTGGCAACGATCTAACAAGCCAAAACGGCGAGCCAATTATTTTTTATCACGGTACGCCGTGGGGGCAGCACTTTGATAGAAATATTTATCCAGACGTCGTTCTGCGGGGAACACCTGGGCGTGGCGGTGTTTTCGGACGAGGAACATACTTAGCACTCGATCCGAACGAGAGCGACTATTATTCAAAAATGCCCACTTATGAAAGCTGGCAAAGTCAAATTGAAAGTAAGGGTCTTTCTAAAGAAAAAGAACTAGAGGCTCTTAGCTCTGCCCAGCAGTATGTCGGTGTCCAACGAGACATTTGGAACTTGGAGGCTGAGATTGCAGACCTTCGGGCTGGCATGAATGATAGTTTTCTTGGCGATCAAGCTGACATTAATAAAACACTAAACGAAAGCAAGATAAGTGACCTCGAAATAGAGTTGGCGGGGCAAAAGTCTACGCTAATGGTAATCGCGGAAAACTTAGTCAAAGATCACAAGCTGGATATGCAGCCCTTGGTCATGCCGGTTGTGGTGAGAGCCAAGCATACAGCTAGGTTTGATAATACACGTTACGAACCAGACGACGGTTTTGTAGTCGGATTGGCGGATCGATTGCAAAAATCGCAGGCCGTTGATGATGGCTCCTTATTTAACTTTTTCAAAGAGTACAATGATCTGATCCCCGAAGAACGGACTGGCCGTGCTTTATATGGTCATCTTTTAAAAACGCTGATTGAAGATCGAGGTCTTAGCCGAGAAGTCGCCGTCGACCATATAACCAATGCGCTTGAGGATATGGGTTACGACAGTCTTCGGGTCATGCACTTCACCCGTGGTCAAGATAATGTCGCAACCTTTTCTCCTTCGATGGTTGTTTTCGATAATAACAAGGTAAAGCACGTCGATGCAGATGTATTCAATGAAGCAGATGATCGGTTGTACCACAGTGATTTTCAGGCTCCGGTAAATATAGAAATCGGACGTCACGCTTTAGCTAAGATGAATGACAATGAAACCGAGGATATTGTCCTTCATTTAAAAGAAGGTGTGCCACCCGGCGTTGCGTCTGGCATGGGAAAAATTGAAGCTGGCAAACAACTAGATGTCCCAGAGATCGAGGCGCTTCAGAAAGCTAACAACGTTCAACTTCAGACAAACTCATCGAGAATGATACAAGTTGGTTTTAAAACCATCGGGCAATGGTTTAAAGATTACCACCCCGCTCATCATCGTCGTTTCAGTCAGAAATATTTTGCTCTTAAAGACCTTCTTACTGGGCTTCCAGACGGACCCAGTGCTCTAAAAAGCTGGACTAACAAAGTCATGGCTCCGATCAGTAGCCGGGTTTCCGAACAACCGAAATCGTGGTCAAGAATTGCCAGAGCAATGCGGCGAGGGACAGACAGCGAAGCCTTTAACCTCCTATCCAAAGAAGAGAAGAAGGTAGCCAACAGCATTTTCACGGCATTTCGGCAAGAACGGCAAGACCTTGTAAACGCGGGCGTTTACATGGGGAACCGTGGCGATGATTACTTCCCTCAAGTCTGGGATGCAAAACACATTACCAAGAATGGAGCTGACTTTCGACTAGCCCTAGCTGACTACTTTGTAGCGGAACGTCGCGCAACAGGTATGTCGGAAGATGACATCAGCAAGATGCAAGAAACCAATGACTTCAAAGAAATGGTAAATAAAATTTACCGCACTCTTGCAGACGGTGAAAACGACGGCATCACCTTCCCAGACGAAGCTCGCAACGTCAGTGCGGGGTCTGAGAATATCGACTTTGCCCGAATGATTGAACTCGACAAACACCCGGAAGCCCTGAAAGGGCTAGAGCCTTTTCTTCAGGATGATATGGACTTCATCCTCACAAAGTATTTCGAGGCATCGACACGAAAAATAATGATGACCGAAAAATTCGGCGTTAATAATCACGGCATCGATGACTACATGCGGGTTATGGAGAAGGGTAAGGAAGGAATAATATACCTCCTCACCACACCAAAAGTATCCAGACGAGCAAAGAAAGCTAAAGGTGGTGAGGATGGTTACGCGGAATATACCCTCGTTAATACCGCTCACATGCCATACGAACACGCGCCTGGTGATGCAGACCCATTTGCAACATTGCTAATGAAGACCCATGCGGAGCATGGTCGTCCGGCAGCGGAACAACTTTTGAGAATGGTTTCTCCCGAAAACCGCAAGGGGGGTGGAATACCACAGGTCTATGAACGTCGGATGGAAGGCATATTAAACGCACTGGACGACGGCAAAATGGATGACGGTTCTCACAAGTTTAATCGTCAGGCAAGTCACGAGTACGATCATGTCCACCGGATGATGGACGTTTATAACAAGCGCCCGATTGGAACCCCTGAAGAAATAAAATTTAGTCGGGGACTGAGAACAGTTAATAATGTTTCGCTCCTTTCCTTCACAACTTTGACATCACTGGGTGACATTGTTCTTCCGATCATTCGGGCTGGACGCATAGGCAGTGCAATTAAGGGTTGGTCTAAGATGACAGACCCGGAATATCGAAAGGCAATCCGCAATACTGGCGTTGCTATCGAGAACATTATGCATGAGCGGATGATCCACGGGTATGGCGGCAACGACAGTAAGATCAGTCAAGCCTTCTTCAATGGCACGTTGCTGACGCCGTGGACGGATACGCAGCGAAAAATTTGTGCGTCTGTAGGTCATCAGGCTTTTATCGCGGAGCAGGCAAAAGCCCAGAGGCACTTTGTTCCCAACGTTCCGCTGGAGGAACAACCGCGACAGTTCAAACAAGCGTGGCGGTTTCTCAAGATGTACGGGCTAGAAGATTTTGCGCCAAATGGACCTCGGAAAGAGAGCCTCGATTTTGATGACGCTTTGAAAGAGCCTCTGGTTCAGGAAGCTCTTATCAAATTTTCAAACGAAGCAATCTTTACGCCGAACGCAGACGACGTTCCCCATTGGGGACAAGGGCCGTGGGGAAGCCTCATCATGCAGCTCAAGACGTTTCCGTTAATGATCGGAAGAATGGGCAAGGAAGTTCTCTATAACGACATACGTCTGTATTTGCATGACACTGGCATCAGGACGCTAAAAAATCCCGAAGCCGTTCGAGGCAAGGGAGACCCAACACGCGCTGCTTATTTTCTTACACTTGGACCAGCCGCCGGGTACGGAGCATTGACAGCAAAAGATATCGTGCAGGGAAGAGGTGGTGAAGAAAACCGTGAACACAAACCAAGGAACCGCGATGACAGCCTGATGAAGCTGCTTGGATACGACGAAAAGTATCACGGTGACTTCGATAAGTATCTTTCTTGGTACGCTGAAGGGATGCTTTTGATGGGCGGCCTTGGACTGATAGGCGATCTCATGCATGCCGCCGTTCAACAACGGGACAATGGGGCTTACGGAAAAATGAGGCTGGCGGGGACAGTTCTTGGTCCCAGTTTCGGACTGGCAATGAGCGGGTTTGATATTGCAGCAGGCGGTTTTGATGCTCTAACAGACGGCGATACAGACGGACGAGGCCAGGAGAGAATGGCTGTTCGAGAAGCGGCCAGACGTGTGCCTGTTGTCGGCGGAATATCTTCGGTTCGAGAAGCGATAGTCGATGGTGCTTTTGAGCCAAAGTCAAAATCAGACAACTTATTTCCTGATTTATTTAAAAGACAATACTGATGATTTTTGCCAGACCAAATTTCAAGTGGTCAGAACTTTCTTGCAAGGGGTGTGACGGATCATGCGCGTTCAGTCAAAACAACCAACCAATAGCAAACGTTGCCGATGCAGCGCTAGACAAGCTCCAGAACCTACGTCTTGTGCTCGACGCACCACTGACAATCCTGTCAGCGGCACGATGCCCCGTTCACAATGCACGTGTGGGCGGCGTAGTGAACAGTGAGCATCGGTGTACTGAGCACCGGAAATCAACAGCATTTGACGTGAAATCAAGCCGGGTCAGTCTGGACGCCATCGCAAAGGCGGCTGAAGTCGTCGGCTTTGGTGGCATTGGAACTTACAAATCATTTATTCATGTCGACGACAGAGGTCGTCGGGCGAGGTGGGGTGGCCGTTAGAAGGCGTTAACCACAGGAGATATTTTGCAGTCAAAAAGAATGAGCGTGATAGAGGCTCAGACGAACGCAATCGTTGGTCTGGCCGTTAGTTGGGTATTTACATATTGGGGTCTGCCTCTTTTCGGAATTGAACCAAACCCGTGGCAGGCAACGTGGATCACAGCGAGTTATTTCGCCCTTTCGTTTGCTCGCTCTTACGTCTTGAGACGATGCTTTAACAGGAGATCGTGATGGAATTTATAATGTCGGCGCTATTCGGGGGGACAACAGGTCTTGTTGGCTCTTTAGTTGGTCGGGTTTTTGGTTGGCTTGAAACCCGTGAGAAGCGGAAGAATATGGAGATGGAGTTCACCCATGAACTTCGCGTGATGGAAGCGCAAGGTCGTATCCGCGCAGACGAGCTTGAAGCCGAAAGTAAAATTGTTGAACAGAAAGTAGCCGGAGATATTAGGACCGCAAGCTATCAGCACGATATGGCCGGTGGCCGTCCTTACCGATGGGTTATCTCGGTTCTTCGTCTGGTGCGTCCGGTCCTGACGCTGATGTTGATTACAATCACCGGCAGCATTGTCATATGGTACCCCCCGGCGACAGCCATCGAGGTTGCTCATCAGGTTGTGTATTTAACGGGAATGGCGATTGCTTGGTGGTTTGGTGATCGTGCTCCTCAGATGAAGAAGTAATTTCGCCACCAAGGGCGGCATAGCCGATGATATCAACCCAGCTATCATCGTTGTCGATCTTATGCGCCAGACGTGCAAGTTTTACGCCGATCATGCAGGCAACGACTTGTCCGGCTGAGACAGGTTTGCCCAGAACCACACTCCAAATATCGGCAATGCGCTGATGGTTTTCATGCGCGTCCCCATATTGAGAAGCCCGGTCTTCGTTAATCAGAGCCTTTGCCTGGTCGATATAAACATTTCTTGGCTTCATACCCTTGTCCCTTTCTGGCTAAGTTAGGGTTCTAATATCATTGTTCTTTCTTTCCCCAATACACCTCAACATAGGCTTCACACTCAGGGCATGATAGATTGGTTACAATACTGTGGTCAGTGTCTTCTTCTTCTGTTTCATGGTCCCCACCCCATATAAGGTCGCTCTGACAGTGATAACACTTCATCCTTGTTCCTTTGTCAGCTCCAAGTCGCACTCACACTCAAGCATTTCTTTCTTCTTCAAAATAAGGTCGTTCCGAAGATGACGTCGCTTGTCTAAAGCGCGTCTGTCATCGCCTTCGTTCGTGTCTTCGAGATGTTCGTTAATGCTAAGAATATCATTTTCGATCTCTGCTAACTGGCTCTTCAGAGTAAACTTTCGTTCGATCAACTCCTTTAATCTTGTCATGTTTTTTCCTTTGGCATGTACAGTTCGTAATCTGCACAAACTTTACGCGCTTCATCTTCATGTTTGAGGCACCACCAAACCCCGCTTTCGTCCGCAATCGCAAAGCTGCAAGAGCTACACTCTCGCGGAACAGGTTTGTTTTCCCAACAAACCTCGCGCTTGAAACATCCTTTGCAGCGCCAGTCAGTCGGATCAGACGCTACCTTGGTTGCCTCGTTCATCATTACGATTTCAATTTTTCCCAATAAACCTTGGTAATGAAAGTCATCATATTCAACAATTTCAGATAGATAGCGTGAAGTGTTCTTGCAATAACTCACGAACAGAGACTTCCGCATGCCGCTCATGCCCATCATTAATTGCATCTGATCGTAATATTTTGGATGAGATTTTATAACGCCATGTTTTTTGCATCTATTGAACAGACTTTGGTTCATCGATTTGACTTCGAGGATACCCACCTCGTCGTCGTCCATCTCAATATGGCCATCGAGGTGACACGACACATGGCCGCCATACAAATCGTATGCGTGTTGACGTCCTGTCAGCCCATCCTTTTCCCAGACGCGGATGTCAGCTCGTTCTTTTAAATCTTTAACAACGACGTCTTCGATAATATGGCCCATGTTAAAAATTCTTTGAAGGATCGGAGAGGGCGGGGTGTCCGGGTAGCCGCGAAGTGAGAAGGCGAGATTGGCCTCGCAGTCATTCCCCACATTCGAGGCACCGATGTATTGTCGGGCTGTGTCTTCACGAGGGCGTGATGAATAGCCGAGATCAATTTGATCGGCTACCGGATCACTCCGCTCCTGCTCCTTCTCGATGTTCATCCCAGGAGGCTAAAACGGGATTTCGTCATCGAGTTTTTGCACAGCAGGAGACGCTGGTTTGGCGGGACCACTACCTGCTGCGCGGAAAACTTTAATCTCTGAGCGCTGTTTCTGTACGCCGTCTTTCACATAGGCTTTCCCCTGACCGACAATGATCCCGCATTTCAAGCCGTTCAGACTTTTTATGTCTTTCGGCGCGTCGGGGGTAGGGTGCTCAGACGCCATCAGAAAGCGCTTAAAAGTTGCTTTTCCGATTTCTTCGGCTTGAGGAGCAGTAGGGAAGTGAAGGTTGAAGTAGTGCAAAATGTCACCACTACCTTCCAAATCTTTAAACCGAACCTCGACCCGCTTGTTTCCAACACTTCCATCGGTACCGGAAAAAGTTGTTATTTCCGCGTCTGTAACTTCGACGTCAAAATTACCCTGCTCTAGTCGAGCACTGGTTAATGTTCCAACGTCTGTTAAGTCGAGGTCTTCAAAACCATTCCAATCATTCATGTTACTTACCTTTTTGCTGTTTAAACTCTTCGTCGGTCATGGCGATCCGGCTCAAAAGCGCAGTCACGTCATCACATTCTTCGTATGCCTGAAGGCGTTGTCGGGGGTCTCTCGTCTTACCGTGCCAGCCTGAGACTTCGTCCGTTGCTATGTATCGCTTTACTTTAGGAATACCCTTGTCATCCTTCTCGGTGACGCGGACACCGCACAGAACGTGGTCGAACAAGGCCGGAATTTTTTTACCGACAGCCTGACCTGGGACGTGCGGCCAATATTCTATAGTGTCGTTTGGAGTTTTTTCTTCTTTGGCGAGGCACGTGATATAAACGTGAAAGGGCAGGTCTCGAATACTTTTGAGCACACTGGTCATCGCACGAGCATAGTCACCCCAAAGTTGAAAACCATTGCCGCTGTCTTCGTACTCTTTTTCGAAATGCTCGATCATCCGTTCGGCAAGCTCGGTTAAGCTGTCGATGCAAATCCATTTATATCCCTCCTTCCTGAACTCAGGAGACATGACCATCTTCCAAATATGACGGTAGCTGTAGATACCTTTCTCTTCATCAACTGGCCCGTCCCATGAATTAAATGGGAGATAATCAATCTCGACGTCTTCGATACTCTTGAGACCAGCTTCTCCAGAGATAATCAGACCTTTGCCGTAAGTTCGTTGATAATGACGGCACTGGTACGTCTTGCCCCAGCCGTGATGGGAGTAGAGCAGTGTCTTGGTCATCCCTCCCTTGGTGAGAGACTTGGTGTTCTTTGCGTTAAAGGGCATTTGTCCTCCTATTTGTGTTAAAAGTGACGCTTTATTATTGATAAGATGTGTGTAGTATACTATACAGATGATATCTTACAAGAGGAAAGTGAGTGAGTTTTGAAACTTAATATCCAACAGATTGTTTCTGATTTCGGAGGAGCGACGGCGATTGCACGGATAACAGGCTCGGTGCGAACCGCACCTTACGGCTGGGTCAAGCGTCGATATGTGAGCAGCCGCATCTTAGAAAAATTAAAACAGCACGATCATAATTTCGACATAGATAGGTACTTTGAGCATGACAAGCATGAGGTTAGATCAAGCACTGGAATATCTTGATAAAGGTTTTCCGGTCATACCGATTAGAAGCAGCACCAAAAAACCACGTGTAAAGTGGAGGGCTTACCAATCACGCCTCCCGACTGAACAAGAGGTAATGGATTGGTGGGTTGATTATCCAGACGATGAAATAGCTATGATAACCGGAAAGCTCTCTGGCTATGTGGTCGTTGACTGCGATAATCCAGACGCGCTCGACGCGGCTATCAATTCTGGAATGCAAAGTCCAATTCGAGTAAAGACGAAGCGCGGGTATCACCTTTATTTCAAGCATCCAAAAGACGGCATCGAGCGAGGTCCGAGGGCAGGCGTCAACAGTCGAGGTCAGGACTGGCCACGCATTAACGGTCTGGATTTCCGAGGTGACGGGTCTTACGTCTTGGTCCCGCCGTCAACGAACTATGCTTGGGAAATTCCGCTTGGTCTGGACATGGATGAAGATACCCCCGTCTGGAAAGACTGGCGGCCCGGTCTAAAAAAAGAAACCTTTGATTTTTCTACGCTCGATCTCTCAGACATAACACCAGCTCGTCAATTTGTTAGCGAGTGGGAACGCACCAAAAAATTTGCGTCTGAACATTTTAAAGATGGAAAAATTCCGAGCGGTTTGGGCAACGGACGGAATGAGCGCGTCATGCGTTATGCGTCTGAGTGCATCATGGAGGGATACTTTGGCGCGGAACTAAGGGTGAGATGCCATTCGTTCACGAACGAATTTTTTGTGGACCCTCTGGACGAAAGAGAGTTCGAAGCAACTGTTAGTTCGATGGAGCAATCGGAAAAAAGGAACCACCCCGAACGGTTTAATGAGAAGGGTGAATATTGTTTCAATCATCCAGACAGACCGGATATTAAAAGGAACGGGCGCGAACGGCGCCTGATTGAAATGAAAGATATTGCCGATCTCGAAGCGGCTGCGTCGTCAACAAAATTCCTGATCGAACCTTGGTTGCAAGCGGGCAGTGTAACGCAGGTCCACGGCTATTCAGGTCACGGAAAGTCCATGTTTGTTGCACACTGCATGGCAGCCCTTGCGTCTGGGAAGAGACACATCGGCCCCTTCGAGGTGATGGGTCCGGCCAGAGTTCTCTATCTTGACTTTGAAATGGGCCGCTCGACCATTGCCAGACGTCTGGCCGAAATGAAGCAGATACATGGCGACACAGAGGACAGGCTCCAGATATGGACGCCGTTTGTGGACGACGACATCGAGATGAATTTTCACAAGCCGGACGGTCTCCAAGAACTTCAAGGGTGGATAGAATATTCTAGGCCAGACGTCGTCGTGATCGACACGATCCGAACCGCCTGGCCGGGGCTGCTGGAAAATTCCGCAGACGAGTGGGCAAAGATCAACTCCCTGGCTGTCAAAATCAGAAACGCCGGGATCGCTGTCGTCTTGGTTCACCATTCGAACAAGCCGGGTGACAACGGACTGGGCAGAGAAGCTGGTTCAACGAACCAGCTAACGACACTGGAAACACAGATAAGAGTAACGCAGGTGTATGACGATGAGGATACTGCTAATAATAATGCTGCTCTTTTTGACGGTAATTATCCAAGCCCAGTTTTCCCAGCGCTATCTGCAAAGCTGCCAGAAGACTGGCGCCTATACATGTGTATGGAAATTCGATACGGGAAGGTGAGGGAATGGACAGACCTGCATGACCGAGTCCAATGGTTTGGTTTGGCCGAATGCTTGTCGTCTGATATGCGGCAGGTCGTCAGCAGCATGTCCACGAAACAAAGAGCCAAGGACTTGTCTCTTGACGGCTTAACAGAAATTGAGATCGCTGATCTACTTGGTCGACCTGTTAGAACTATCCGTTCTTGGTTGTCCGTCTGAGGGTCTCTTTGGCCCAAAATAAACAACCTTGGCGCCCGGAAAATATTCACGAACCAGATCAATAACGCGGGCAACTTCGGGATATTTCTCCCGATTTTTTTGGGCTGCTTCGTTTTTTTTCATTGGTCTAAAAAGTGATACACGCTTTAACTTGCGCTTTAACTGCTCACAGCACGTAGTGCATGTGAGCGACTTCGCTAACTCGCTACGTCACGCATAGCGTGTATCATAATTTTAAAAAGACGTCAAGTGTATACTATACATTACACATCTTTTCATCTATCATAAGGGCATGCCCAAGCGAGTATTTGTCACACGGGATAACATGCACTGGCTTCACACTCACCACGCCAGAACGACCTACGCCGAGATGGCCAGAAAACTACACGTAAACGTCGACACTTTAAAACGCATCTTGGTCAGGGAAGGACTGCGCGAGTTCGACGGCGCGAAATATCAACTTGCTCGTGATAATGATGTTCCTCAATGGGAACGAGCATGCATTAAGTGCGGCGCGACCACCCGAAGGCCAAAGGGCTGGTATTTCTGCAAATCTTGTCGACACAAACAAGGCTGGGATATCGATGAGTAGACAGAAGAGAAAGGGTGACGGTTATGAAAGAGAGCTTGCCGATTACTTTAACTCAAACTGTGGGCTTTCATGTTATCGCACTCCACTCAGCGGTGGGGGGCGGGTAGGCTTAACGCCTACCGCCGACTTGACTGGCACACCACAGATGTTTGTTGAAGCAAAGCGCGTGGAAAAACTGAACTTCCATGCAGCACTGGCCCAAGCCGAAGCAAACCGAACACGTTCAAATTTAGAAGAAGAGATCACGGTCGTTATCAACCGCCGCAGCAGAATGAAAACCGGGGAAAGTCTGTGCCTTCTTCGTCTGGATGATCTGCTCCGTCTGTACAATGCCTATCTGAAAGCGGAGGGATATGGGAAAAAAGATTAAGCTCGTCGTCGATAATGCGAAAAAAAAGTACGGCCAAGACATTGCCGAGGTTGATCTAGTGGACGACGAAGAGATCACCGAGATGCTGGCTTTCCTGGCACATCTCGCTAGTGCTGTGTCTAAAAAAGAAATTAGTGGATTTGCAGCGGTGACAATAGCTGCCGACAAAAAGTCTACCGGCTCCTTATTCACGCCGTCTGTTGCAGACGACATACACCTCATTCTTGCAGGGTTGGACCTGCTCAAAGACAGGATAAAGGATGAGTGTTTATCCGAATAACAAACAGTGTGACGTTTGTCAGACGTGGAAACCAATGCAGAACTTCCGTCTGCGTAAGGGAAAATACTACGCGAAGACTTGTCACGACTGCCAGCGGGTCAAGACCCTTACGCCCAAAGCGTTTTTCGCAAAAAATATTTCTCAACTTAAACGACGCCGTCCTGTCGGTCCCGACATTAACTCAGACTTTATGCTGGGGTTAATGGAAAAACAAAACCACAAGTGCGTTCTCACTGGCCTCGAACTTACAACAACGTGGGGTAAGGGCGAGGTAGATACCAACGCTTCGGTGGATCGGATGGATAATGACAGGGGCTATACGCGTGACAACATCCGGCTGGTTTGCAGACGAGCGAACACTATGCGCGGAAAACTAACCGACGAAGACTTTATTCGTTGGTGCAAGCTCGTCATCGGGACGACCGTCGCAAAAGGAAATTAGATAATGAACACATGCTTAGAGCATTTTTCATACTTCTGCTCTCACTGGCCCTGTTGGGGCCAGCTCGTGCAGACGAGACCGTTGTCGTTAACGAGCCCGTCTGTGGTCACGTCGATGAAATACGTGGCTGGCTGGAAAAAGCTGGGCTGGAAGAGTTCTGGATGGGGACAATCGGCACTCAAATGCTGGCGGGTATGTATAAAAATGACAAGGCTTTTGCGATCTACACGGCACATGTCAACGGCATGTCTTGCGTTCACTTCCTCGGCGCAGACAACTGGTTGGTGGAAAAGCCTATTAAAAGGAAAGGCGCACATGTCAGGCTGGAGCCGAACACAGACGAGAAGTCTTTTATTATTCACTTTGTGGTGCCGTTCTGATGTTTAGTGAAAAACTTAATCTCCTTTTAAATATGGGCGGCTCGATGGGTTCTAACAAAAGGAACTACGACTTTGGGCCGGAACACGGTATTCAACGAAGCAACATAACGTCTGGCGGCATTGGCGGTCGTGCCGGACTAGAGGCTCTGATCGAAGATTACCTCATCGGTCTGGGGGGAACAGGTAGCTGGTGGAAAAGCAAAGAGGAAATGCCACTCAACATACCGGATCGCAGTTATAACTCACGCGGAATTGATCTTCAAAAACTTGATGCATATCTCCAGACCCCCGGAGGCTCGCGCTTTAGTGTTGATGTCATGCACCCGTTCGATCCTGAGAGACGAGGGTTTATGACCCGGATGAAGATGCCGTTTTAAGAATGGATAGCTCGGTTTCATCACCTTGCCTTACTCTCACAGACGTTGCAGACGTGATCCGCGCTGCAAAAAAGAAACCTCGGCCTGCCAGGGGAGCACTCTTCCAATCCAAATCGAATAACCTTATCCGACGTTGCGACGTCGTCTGGCTAAACCCAATGGAAATAACTGATGTATACAGGAAGGTTTTTTCCGCCATCGACCGTATAAATAAAGAGAACTGGAATATCTCTTTCGATGCTCTGAATACGGCGCAATTCACTGAGTATGGAATTTTCGGACATTATTCAAAACACATAGACCTTGGCTCCGGTGCAATTAAAAATCGAAAACTCAGTGCCTCGGTTAATTTAACGCCTCCATCAAAATATTGGGGCGGTCGTCTGGAGACGTGGAGAGGAAATGTGAGCCGTGAGATCGGCCACATCACGGTCTTCCCATCCTATTTGCCACATCGAGTACGTCCAGTTTGGAGGGGCAGACGACGTTCCCTCGTGTTCTGGGCGACGGGAGTTCCTTTTTCATGAGACATGTTCACACAATCACAGACTGGCAAGAGTTCCTTGAGAACAAGCAGGAACGCTCAGTCATTTATTTCATTGGGTATCTGGCAAAACAACGTGGTCGCATGTGGCGCACGGAAGCTGGTCGGATTTGTGAAGCGGCTCTTCACGCCGCTCACACACCACCAAGTGGCATCTCGCTGGTCCAAAGAAAAATAAACGAGGACTGCTACGAATACATTGCCACCAAGGGGACGAAAAACCAAGGCGCAGACGATAAACTTCCTGAAACAAGTGAGGAGCAAGGTCGTGTACAAGAAGGTAAAAAGTTCTTCGTTGCGGAAGAAACGGAAATGGTGCGGGAAGGGTTCGAAATCATCGAGGTCTAAGAAGTGAGGCGTATTTCAAAAACTCGTGGCTTTGTTTTTGGAAATCCTCGGCAGGGTGCCACGCCGCAGATGCGTCTGCGTCAAATGGGTGAGGGGATCGGCCTCGGTCCTTCGACCTTTGGCCTAAACCTCGCGTTACAGAGGCCATCAAACACTGGCGCAAAGGCATTCGGAAAAGCACTTGGCCGCAGCAGACGTCGAAGACGATGAAAACAGTGGTTCAAGCGGCAGCCGTCATCGGTCTTATCACAGCAGTTGGTGGTGGGGTGGTCGCAATGGACAAGCGTTACGCGCAGGTCAAGATGGTTAGCGCCAACTCACAGCAGATCGCTGTCATACAAATCGAGAATGCAAAGAAGTCTGGCAATACTCAGCTTCTTCGTCGTCTTTGCGATGACTTCCGACGCATTCACAAATGGTCGCCCAGCGCATGCAAATGATTGTGCCGCAGGTTGTGACGGTCAATATCTATTATCGCATGCCTGATTATGAAGACATCATCCAGCAGTTCGTCTGGCAAACAGATGATGTCCCGCCGGAGATGCCGCGCGTTAAAAAATTTATTAAATTTTGGTCGGCCCACATCGAGGCAGAAATTTTTCAGTGTGAAATCTTAACAGCCGATGAGACGACACAATACAAGCCCGTCGACTTCATGTTCGAGGTGGGCTGTCTTAATTAATTTTTGCGTCGACCAAATCGATTTTGAAAAACGGTTGACTTGGCTCGCACAAACTCTCTTCAAGTCGTTGGATATCATCTGATAACTGAGCGCACTCGTCATCAACATTATCCTTAATCCATTGATCTTCTCGGAACAGGCCGAATTCCCTAATGCGCTTTAGCTCCAAAAGATAACTCAGCTTGGCATTGATCAGGCGCTTGGCGAAGGCTGGTGAAAAGTTTTCAGTGTGGGTATCATTAAACTTCATTTTCATTTTCGTCCTCTCGTTCGGACTGCCAGTCAACCCCAAGTAAAAAATAATTTCCACTAAAACATACAGCCAATTTGTCCTAGACAAAATGTCCTAGACAAAATGTCTGAGACAAAATGTCCGACGATTAGTTCGCCTTGAAAACATGAAACTTCACGTTAGATGTTGTGTTAATATTTTTGAGAATGGTCGCCGGTAATTTTTCATCTCGCAGTTCTTTGAAGGCACCGTACTCTTTGAGTATGGTTTCCCACCGCGTGTAAATTTGGCGTTCTTTACTGTCTTTAACCTGCTCTTTGGCCCGCAAGTAATATTGTTCAAGGTGCTCTTCATATTCGAAGACCATTCTAGTAGACGGCTGTATAATTGTCGTGTTCCTTGCTCCAGCTTTGCCCTTTGACACCACGATCTGTTCGCTTTCTTCGGCCATTCGGATAATACGTTGGGTCTGACGCTCGCTGGTGAACAGGGAATTAATCAGCCCTTGTTTGCGAGTGGGCCTGTCCTCATAAAAATGAGACATGATGATGTACTTCATTTCTAATGGGCTGTTGTTACCCGACCAGACTTTAAAACCAGACGATCCATGCGCTCGGTCAAACCGCAAGGCTTCTAGACGATTGCGTGTCGTGTTGTGCATTTCCCGCCGATATTTTTCGGCCTCTACCCACTTAAACGTAGGCGCAAATGCATTGGTTTTTGTATCAGATTTGTTTGTCTGAATTTCTTCGACGCGAGCTTGATACATTTGTTTGAGCTTTGGGTCATGGAGACTTACGCGCTTGTATATCCCAACAGGTGGGTGTTTAGTTAATTGAAAAATTTTCTGTGTTTCTACCATTGGTTTTCCTTGTACTACTTGCGATTAATAATGACCCTTTAAAAACTGAGGATATACTTTTATTCGACTTCGTCTACTGGCTCCTCTGTTTTTTCTTCGGGTTTCTGACCACACGCCATGATGACCCGCGTCGACCAGCCGACATCGTTGACTGCGTTCTTTAGGTTCTGGATCGCAATAATGCCATGTTCGGGGGCATTGATGTGGTCTGACCAGGCCCAGTCCACGCCAAGTATCTGGCCGTCTGGCTGTGCAATGAGATACATCTTGGCGACTTCGACAATGTTAGGTTCTTCAGGCTTTTGTTCAGGCGCTTCCACCTGCTCTTCGACGACTTCACTCATCTGGCATAGTCTCCTTTAAGTTTTCAATTTGATAGCGTTCGGGGTCGACGTGTTTGACCCCCGTTTGGTCGATCACACAGATCATGGGGTAGGGCTGACCGGCTTCATCGATCAGATGGATACGGAAGGCGAAGGGATTACTTCCCACTTGCATGTTCCAGATCGATCTTGATGTCGACCACATCGTCTATTGTCGACGAAAGCATAGACGCGCTGGTCGGATCAGTTGTTTGGACACTTTGGCGCACAATTTCCAGTGTGTCTAAAATGTGCTCGATTTCTATTTTTTTGACGTGAAGTTTATTAATATCTGGCATCTTTTTTTCTCCCTTATAATACGATATGTATCTTATATACTACAAACACGTCCAAATCTAGCCCTTTTTCCGAGTTTGAGTGTCGGAAAGTTGTGTAGTGTTCGTCTGAGTGGGTCTCTTTTGACGTCTGGAATACTCTTTTGACATCTTGGTCGCAGGTTCAAATCCTGCCGGGCGCACCAACCTATTGAAATCATTGAGTAATTCGACCCCTCCTTGAGACACAATTTTATTTTGTGCCTTTTTTGTGCCAAAGACATACCCTACACCTTTGACATCCGTATCTTTTTTGCCGGAGATGCATAGTGTTGTATGTACCTTTGACGTCTGAGGAGTGTCAAAGATGTCATGTGTAGGGGTAGGAGGGGCAAGAATGGGCTTATGGACCCCAAGCACTTGGACACGCGACATTGCACGAGCGGCCTTCTCTGGCCTGATATGGAGGTATCGTTTTTCGCACATCGCTACCGTGTCTCCGATGAGAAAAGCGATGTACGCAATATCCAATCCTTTGTCGACAAGTAGCAAAGTTGCGAACGTGTGTCTGGCCGTGTGAGGCGTGAGTTCTTGGTTGTCGATTTTCAACAAGTGCTTCGTTTGGTTCCAACGGTAGTTGTAACATCCGTAGTCCACCGGCTCACCGTTGTATGTATAGAGATAATCATCTCGGTCCATCGCTTCCCAGCCCACAGGTAGGGCATCGACTGCGATCTGGCTCAGAGGAACAGTCCGTTCTTTCCATTCACCGGCAGAATTTTTTCGGTTCTTAAACGTACATAGGACTGTGTTATTTTCTTTTGTGAGATGTCGCCGTCGCAGTCGTCGAGTTTCCGAAAACCTTCCGCCAGCACCAAACAACATTTGGGTGAAACGTCTGTAACTACCTGGCATCTCGTCTATGAACCGATCTCGTTCTTCGGCCTCGAAGTAGCTGGTCTTTATATTACTGACCCTTGGCCTATCGATATCCAGTAGCGCTTCGTTGATTTTTGACCCGAGCTTTTTGGCTCGCCTTAATATTTTTTGAATTAGTTTTATCTTCGAGGCTATGTACGCGCCACGAAGGACATGTCGCGCACCGCGCACATCCTCGTAGGCCCAGTCGGAAAAATCTCTGGCCGTAAACTCGTCGGACTTCTTGTTTCCGTGTTTATTTATCATCTGATTGATAACATTTAATTCGTTTTTGTTCGGTCGAAAATCCGAAACAAATGTTTTCATAATGTCGCCGATAGTTTCTTTCGTGGCTGGACCGTTGGTGACGGTCTCTTGAAAGATGTTTTCGACGATCTTCCACACTTCACCCTCGGAGACTGTCTCAGGTAAACCTGTGCCTTTCCTTACTTTAACTCTTCCACCATCGTCGAGTTTTACTAACCCTCTAATGTGCCAGTAACCCTCGCGCTTGTACGGCCTTAACGTGTGTTTCGCCATCAGTTACCCCTCACTTTCAGAAGCGCCACGGCGCCTGTGTCATCTAGGTGTTCGGGATACCAATCTTTTGGAAGACCGCCGCTATATAAAAGATATTTATCGTCATCCGTCTCCGCAAAAATGTTGGCGTAGGCGATTTTTGTTTGAGACCGTCGGTTGACCCCAAACTTTTTATTGGCCCCTCTAACATGAACTTTCACGCTCGGCTCTTGGAGGCCCAGAACGTCAGCCATCTCTTTGTTGCTAAGATTGTGGAGAAGCAACTGGCAAACCGCATGTTGCTTGGTTGTCAAGCTGCGAAACGCAGTCTCGTCCGTCTTGGTGTCGATGGCCGATCCATTGCCCGGCTTTTTTAACATTTCCGAGAGAATTAAATCGATCTTATTCTCAAGCCTTGATAAGGTTGTGGTTAATTCATCATTCATAATCCTACCCTAAAATTAAAAGTCAGCTAATAAATAATAAGTCTAAATAACTATACAGGTTTTAAACGTCAAGTATCTTTTTGACACTTTCGATTACTTCCTTAAACTTCTCTATTTCCGATCCAATCAAGCTGCCGTTCTTTATAATGTGGTCATCGAGGGTGTCATCACACCCAGTGTGACGCTTGACTAGCGCGTATTTTTTTGTCGGCCAGCGACTTCCCACGAGAGCGACTTCACCTTCTGCCACGTCGGTCATCGCGCTGATCCATTCCCCCTCAATTGCGTCCATACCTTTCTTCGTTTCATTAACGCCGACGACGCTGTGATACCAGAGAGGCTGCTTCCTCTTACTCTTGGCCACAGCTTTTGGAATTGCGGCAGACGTGGACGTCTCAAAAATTTCTTCGGCATCAGCCAACTTACCCACGACAATGTCGGGGTACTCCAGACTGACGGCGAGCCGCCGGAAGAGTTCGCCTCTCTCCTCCGGCGACATCACGTCGACCAACGTCATCACAAGATCGATCTGGCTAGTCATTCGCGGGTGTCCCAATCGAGATGGGAACACAACGACCGCCATCGAAGTACATGCTCTCCTCGATCATGTCTGCGAGAAATGTCTTGGCCGATACCGAACTATCAGACGACCACACAACGCCTGCTTTTTCCATCGTATCACCTAGGGTTCGATGTAAGACATCGACCAACTCTGTGAACGCATCGCTTTCAATGAACGCGAACTTATCAGTAACGACCACGCTCTTCCCGATCTCTTCCAATCGTGGGCTAACGTTCTTGTAGGTCATCGGGTGCTCGCGCTGTAGAAATTTTGGTATAGCGAGAGGGTCTGACGGCAGATCGAAACTCGTGTCAGACGTCGCCTGACGTGTGTGTTTTCTCACCACTTTGACTTCCGGTTTAGTGGTCTTAACGCCGTAACTTTCGAGCGCTTGATTACCTAGTTTTTCTGATAGTGTATCCATGATTATCTCCTGTTCCATACGCATTTCACTGAGTGACAAACCCGCCTTACGCGCTTGTGGTCTGTCGATTTGATCCCCCTGGACCGTACTTCCTGTCCAACCGCCGCCCAAAAAGCCATTGGCATACCCGGACAAAGCGGGAACCAATGCGTGTGAACGGCTGGGGGTGATTTCTTTAAGATGTTACGCGGCACGAGAGCTGGCCTTCATCAGGTCTGCATTGCTTGCTTTGTAACGGTCGTCGATTAGTAGCTTGCCGATCTCCGAGCAAACAGAGTTGGGCAGGTCTTCGATTTTTGTGCAGACGGCGTAGCGTGGATAGAAATGGCCGACCGCATCAGAGTTTATGCCGATCCCGATGGTATCAATGTCAGCTTTTGAACAACGTTCGACCGCATCACGAAGATGTTGTCTGTCATCACCATCCCCATCTGCCGCTGGCCAGCCATCCGACAATACCATCATAATTTTCCGTCTCTCCGAACGACGCTCAAGTCTTCGTCTGGCAAAGTCTATGCTGTCACCATCCGCGTTTTGCCACATCCGCTGAACAGTCATCTGACTGAAAGTGTGTCGCGTGTCAGAGAGGCGCTGATTGTATCCTTTGAAAATGAAATGGCAGAGTGGCCCCGTCCGATCATAACTCTTACCGATGCCACGCATATCTATGTACTCCTCCTCAGACATAGTCCGATAACTTCTATCAGGCTGCATAATCTGGCTTGTAAGGCCATATTGGGTGAAGCCAACCACCTCGGTCGCGGTGCCGAGGCGTTCGCACGTTTCGAGGAGCGCGATGCAGACTTCACGCGCAAGTTCTATCTTCGTCTTTTTGCGCTTGCGTCCACGTCTGTGCCCGCTCATCGAGCCAGACATATCGACGAGCAGCGTCACCGCCGTATCCATATCTGGCGCAGGTGCTCGCGTCTTGTAGACGTCTGGCTTACAGTTAAAGGCGTTGACCAGACGACGCGTATCAAGACGGCCCTGTAACTTTTCGGTCTCCCAGTCCACGTCGAGTTTTGCGGATAGCCCAGCTTCGAGCTTGCGCTGCATGGCGTTGACTTTACCGCTCATCTCTTTGACGAGCTTCTTGTACACGTTTGGTGATCCGTCAAGCCAAGGGTGGGTGCTCTCGATGACAGCATCGTATTTTGTTGACCAAGGTTTCCAACCCGATGTCACCGTCTTGCTGGTTGCTTCTCGCTCGTCTTCCTTAATCATATGTTTCAAGCCGACCGACATATTAGGATCGTACTGTTCTACATCGACGACCTTCTCTACCTCTTTGGCTTCGGCTGTTGAGGTAGCCCCCTTACCATATCCACCGCCGCCGTCTTCAGCGCCAGCGGGGATTTCCTTAACCGTGTCATCGTAGACCTCGGCTTTCTGATTTAGTTCCGATGAAGAACCTGACGTGCTGTCTTCCTTATCAGAACCTTCGCCTTCGGCATTACCCACCGTGGCTTTGGCACACTCACCTTCATCACCACCG